ACCAGCCCTCGCCATCGGGCGTGATCAGGGCGCGGTTGAACAGGCCGTCGAGCACCTTTTTGCGCGCGCCGCCTTTGATGTTGTCGGGGAACCAGTCGATCTTGCCGCCGCTGGTGTTGATGGCCTTGGCGAGGATGGCGTGCTGGGCCGGGGTGAGTTGGGTGGTGGTCATGGGTTGCTCCTTCGGGGGTGGTGGATGACGATGTGATGAACGCGCTGTTCGGGAGTGAAGCCAAGCGCCTTCCGCTTGGTTTCGTGGGTTTCCGATCAGTCCTTGGCGATCTCCGCTTCCGTGGCTTTCGGGCTCGACGCGCCGAGTTCGACGCCCGCCTTGAAGGCCGCTTCCAGCGCGTCCCGGATGCACCACACCGCCGTGTCGTGGAAGTCCAGGCTGTCGGCGTGGCGGGTTTGCAGGGTGTCGATGCCCAGATGCTTCTGGGCGATCAGGGTGAGGATGGTGTCGATCTGGCTCATGGCGTTTCCTTTCGGGGTGTGGTTGGCGTGACGTGATGAACGCGCTGTTCCCGATGGAAGCCAAGCTCAATCCGCAGGAATGACGAACAGATGATTGAAGAAGGTGACGATGGGACTCTCGATTCGCGCCTACGCGCGCCACCGTGGCGTGTCGCACGTGGCCGTGAAGAAGGCCATCGACACCGGGCGGATCACCGCACTGCCTGACGGCACGATTGATCCGGAGGCGGCGGACGCGCAGTGGGCACAAAACACATTGCAGCCACGCCGCGCCGCTGCGCCGGAGAAGGTCGGCACCACAAAGGCGCGACCCGCGCCCGCGCCTGCCGAAGCAACACCGCAGCGCGATGTCGCCGACACCAGCACAGCGCCGATGTCGGCGGGCGGTACCTCACTCTTGCAGGCGCGCACGGTCAACGAGGTGCTCAAGGCCAAGCTCAACAACCTGGAGCTGGCGCACCGCAAGAAGGAACTGGTGGATCGGGCGCAGGCCGTGGCCCACGTCTTCAAGCTCGCGCGCATCGAACGCGACGCGTGGTTGAACTGGCCCGCGCGCATCTCGGGGCAGATGGCCTCCGCGCTTGGCGTTGACGCGCACACGATGCACGTCACGCTGGAAGCCGCCGTGCGCGAGCACCTGATCGAACTGGGCGAGCTGCGCCCGCGCGTGGATTGACGATGGACGATTACGAAGGCGCTGTTGAGATCGAACGCGCGTGGCGCGACGGCTTGACGCCTGATCCGCTACTCACCGTGTCGGAATGGTCGGATCGCCATCGGATGCTCTCCAGCAAGGCGTCCGCCGAACCCGGGCGCTGGCGCACCAGCCGCACGCCGTACCTGAAGGCGATCATGGATTGCCTGTCGCCGACCTCGCCGGTTGAGCGCGTGGCGTTCATGAAGGCGGCGCAGCTCGGCGCGACCGAGATGGGCTCGAACTGGATCGGGTACGTGATCCACCACGCACCCGGCCCGATGATGGCGGTCTGGCCGACGGTGGAGATGGCCAAGCGCAACTCGAAGCAGCGGATCGACCCGCTGATCGAGGAGTCGGCGGCGCTGGCGGAATTGATCGCTCCGGCGCGCTCGCGCGATTCGGGCAACACGATTCTGGCGAAGGAGTTTCGCGGTGGCGTGCTGGTGATGACGGGCGCGAACAGCGCTGTGGGCCTGCGCTCGATGCCGGTGCGGTACTTGTTCCTCGACGAGGTGGACGGCTATCCGCTGGATGTCGAGGGTGAAGGCGATGCGATCTCGCTGGCCGAGGCGCGCACGCGCACCTTCGCGCGCCGGAAGATTTTCATCGTGTCGACGCCGACGATCTCCGGCGCGTCGGCCATCGAGCGCGAGTACGAAGCCAGCGACCAGCGTCGCTACTTCGTGCCGTGCCCGCATTGCTCGCACCGGCAGTGGTTGCGCTTCGAGCAGCTGCGCTGGGACAAGGGCCAGCCGGAAACGGCGGCCTACGTCTGCGAGGCCTGCGACACCGCGATTGCCGAGCACCACAAGACGTGGATGCTGGAGCACGGCGAGTGGCGGTCGATGGCCGAGGGCAAGACGGCGGGATTTCACCTGTCGTCGCTGTACAGCCCGGTGGGCTGGCGCTCCTGGCGCGACATCGCTGCCGCGTGGGAAGCAGCCGTCAACAAGGAATCGGGATCGGCAGCCGCGATCAAGACCTTCAAGAACACCGAACTCGGCGAGACGTGGGTCGAGGAAGGCGAAGCGCCCGACTGGCAACGGCTGGTCGAGCGCCGCGAGGATTACCGCATCGGCAGTGTGCCGCTGGGCGGCCTGCTGCTGGTGGGCGCTGCGGACGTGCAGAAGGATCGGATCGAAGCCTCGGTCTGGGCCTTCGGGCGTGGCAAGGAATCGTGGCTCATCGAGCACCGCGTGCTGATGGGTGACACCGCCCGCGACGCGGTCTGGAAAGCCCTAGCCGCGATGCTGGCCGAGCAGTGGACGCACGCCTCGGGCACGGCGATGCCACTGGCGCGTTTCGCGCTGGACACCGGCTTTGCCACGCAGGAAGCCTACGCTTTCGTGCGTGCCTGCCACGACCCGCGCGTGATGGCCGTCAAGGGTGTGGCGCGTGGTGCGGCGCTGATCGGCACGCCGACTGCCATCGATGTCTCGCAGGGCGGCAAAAAGCTGCGCCGGGGCATCAAGGTGTACTCGGTGGCGGGCGGCATCGCCAAGCTGGAGTTCTACAACAACCTGCGCAAGAGCGCCGATGTCGGCGAGGACGGACTGACGCCGGTGTTTCCTGCGGGGTTCGTCCACCTGCCCAAGATCGACGCGGAGTTCATCCAGCAGCTCTGCGCCGAGCAACTGATTACCCGCCGCGACCGCAACGGCTTCCCCGTGCGCGAGTGGCAAAAAATGCGCGAGCGTAACGAGGCGCTGGACTGCTACGTCTATGCCCGCGCCGCCGCGTCCAGCGCGGGGCTGGATCGCTTCGAGGAACGCCACTGGCGCGAACTGGAGCGACAACTGGGGGTTGCGCCCCCACCGGATGAGCCACTGCCCATCCACGACATCGAGTTGAACGAGGCCACCCCCAGCGGTGGCCTCGCTGTTTCTGGCAACCGCAACACCGGCAGGCGCGTGATCAAGAGCCGCTGGCTGACGAGATGAGGACACCGTGAGCTACACCACCACCCAACTTGATGCGCTGAAGAAGGCGCTGGCCACCGGCGAGCGGCGCGTGAGCTTCGGCGACAAGACGGTCGAGTACCGCAGCATCGAAGAACTGCAGGCCGCCATCCGCACGGTAGAAGCCGAGATCGCGCGCAGCGTCGGAGCGCCTGCGAAGCGCCAGATCCGCGTCACGACGGCGAAGGGCTTCTGATGGCCTGGTACTCGAAGATTCGTAGCCTGTTCGGCCAGCAGCCCGTTCACGACGCGGCAGGCCGTGGCCGTCGCTCGCTGGCGTGGATGCCCGGCAACCCTGGCGCGGTCGCCGCAATGCTGGCGACCAGCAACGAACTGCGCGGCAAGAGCCGCGATCTCGTGCGTCGCAATGCGTGGGCACAGGCAGGCATCGAAGTCTTCGTGGCCAACGCGGTCGGCACCGGCATCAAGCCCCAGAGCCTGTCGCCCGACGAGGCGTTCAAGGCCGAGGTGCAGGCGCTGTGGCGCGACTGGACGGCGGAAGCCGATGCCGCCGGACAGACTGACTTCTATGGTCTGCAGGCGCTGGCCTGTCGCGCAATGCTCGAAGGCGGCGAATGCCTGATCCGCCTGCGGCCGCGACGCCCGGAGGACGGGCTGGTCGTGCCGCTGCAGCTTCAGTTGCTGGAGCCCGAACACCTGCCGATCAATCTGAACACCGATCTGCCTTCGGGCAACGTCGTGCGCTCCGGCATCGAGTTCGACAGCCTGGGGCGGCGCGTCGCCTACCACCTGTACCGCTCGCATCCCGAGGACGGGCGTCTTGCGCCGATGTCCGGCCAGGGCGGGATGGACACGGTGCGCATCCCGGCTGCGGAAATCATCCATCTGTTCCGCGTGCTGCGCCCGGGCCAGATTCGCGGCGAGCCGTGGTTGTCGCGTGCCCTGGTCAAGCTCAACGAACTCGACCAGTACGACGACGCCGAACTGGTGCGCAAGAAAACCGCCGCGATGTTCGCGGGCTTCGTCACGCGCGCCAACCCGGAAGACAACCTGATGGGCGAAGGCGCGGCCGATGGCGACGGCATCGCGCTCGCCGGGCTGGAGCCGGGCACGCTGCAGATTCTCGAGCCCGGCGAGGACATCAAGTTCTCCGATCCGGCCGATGTCGGCGGTTCGTACTCCGAATTCCTGCGCACGCAGTTCCGTGCGGTCGCCGCCGCCATCGGAATCACGTACGAGCAGTTGACCGGTGACCTGACCGGCGTGAACTACTCATCCATTCGCGCCGGGATGCTGGAGTTCCGGCGTCGCTGCGAGATGGTGCAGCACGGCGTGCTGGTGCATCAGCTGTGCCGCCCGGTGTGGGCAGCGTGGATGAAGCAGGCCGTGCTCGCCGGTGCGCTCGATGCGCCGGGCTTCGCGCGTGGTGGGCCGGCGCGTCGCCGCCAGTACCTGCAGGTGAAGTGGATTCCGCAGGGCTGGCAGTGGGTCGATCCCGAGAAGGAGTTCAAGGCGATGTTGCTCGCCATCCGCGCGGGCCTGATGAGCCGCTCGGAAGCCATCTCGGCCTTCGGCTACGACGCCGAGGACGTCGACCGCGAGATCGCCGCCGACAACCAGCGCGCCGACGACCTCGGCCTGATTTTCGATTCCGACGCTCGCTACACGTCCAAGGACGGCGGCAGCGCGGAGCCCAACCGCAACGCCGCCTCGACCGACGCATCCGGCAGCGCTTCGACTGCCTGAAGGACTTCCCATGACCTTGCTGCCGCATCTGGCGGCGCGCCTCTTTGGCGTGCCGCTGGCCATCCATCGCCCAAAACTTGACGTGATCCTGGCCGTGCTCGGCCCTCGGGTCGGCCTTGCCGATTTGGCCGCCGCCCCCGGCTTCACGCCGCCGACACGCGCCAACTCCGGATCGCCACCCGGCGTGGCCGTCATCCCGATCCACGGCACGCTGGTGCGCCGCACCGTGGGGCTGGAAGCCGAATCGGGATTGACCAGCTACACGGGCCTCGCCGCGCAACTGGACGCCGCCATCGGCAATCCGGCGGTGTCGGCCATCCTGCTTGACATCGATTCGCCGGGTGGCGAGTCGGGCGGCGTGTTCGATCTGGCCGACCGCATCCGCGCGGCCAGCCAGATCAAGCCGGTTTGGGCCGTGGCCAACGACATGGCCTTCTCGGCCGCCTACGCGCTGGCGTCCGCCGCCAGCCGGGTGTTCGTGTCCCGCACCGGTGGTGTCGGCTCGATTGGCGTGATCGCAATGCACGTCGACCAATCCGAGAAGGACGCGCAGGAAGGCGTTCACTACACCGCCGTGTTCGCGGGCGACCGCAAGAACGACCTCAACCCGCACGAGCCGATCTCCAGCGAGGCCCACGCCTTCCTGAAGGCCGAGGTCAATCGCATCTACGGCCTGTTCGTCGAAACGGTGGCCCGTCACCGGGGCATCGAACCTTCAACCGTGCGGGACACCGAGGCCGGACTGTTCTTCGGGCAGGCCGCCGTCGCTATGGGCCTTGCCGACGCCATCGGCACCTTCGACGACGCGCTGGCGCAGCTGCTCGCATCCCTTTCCCCCAACCCGACTCCGGTGGCCGCGGCCGCGCGGGCGGGCTTTTTCAGCAACCACCCCAAGGAGTCATTGATGAATGATCGAACCGACCCCGCTGCTCTTGATCGGCCTCTTACTGATCCTGCTGGCAGTCCTGCTCAACCGCCCGCCGCCACGCTGAGCGTGGCCGATGCCGTCGAGATCGCGCAGACCTGCCAGCTTGCCGGTCGCACCGACCTGATCGCGGGCTTTCTCGAAGCCAACACCGCACCCGCCACGGTGCGCAGCCAACTGCTCTCGGCCAAGGCCGAGGCCAGCCCCGAGATCGTCAGCCGCATCGCACCTGACGCCGCTCGCCCCGCGCCCGCCAATCCACTGCTCGAAGCCGCCAGAAACCTTGCGGCGCAGTCGTCCGCACTGAAGAAGGAGATCTGAAATGCCGACCGTTTTCACCGAGGCCATGAACCTGGGCGACCTGCTCAAGTTCGAAGCGCCCAACCTGTACTCGCGCGACCGCGTCACCGTGGCCGCAGGCCAGAACCTGCCGCTGGGTACGGTGCTCGGCATCGTCACCGCCAGTGGCAAATACAAGCAAATCGACCCGTCCGCCGAGGACGGCACGCAGGTCGCCGCAGGCGTGCTGCTGCAGGGCTGCGACGCCACGCTGGCCGACCGTGACAACGGCCTCGTCGTCGCGCGTCACGCCATCGTTTCCGACCACGCACTGCAGTGGCCCGAAGCCATCACCGCTGCCGAGAAGGCGTCGGCCATTGCCCAGCTCAAGGCGCTGGGCGTCCTCGTCCGCCAAGGAGTCTGACCATGCAGAACATCTTCGAGAACCCGGCGTTTTCGATGTCGGCGCTGACCGCCGCCATCAACATCCTGCCCAACAACTACGACCGTCTGGCCCAGATGGGGCTGTTCGTCGACCGCCCGCAGCGGTTCCGCTCGATCATCGTCGAGCAGCAAAACGGCGTGCTGACGCTGCTGCCGACGATGCCCGTGGGCTCGCCCGGCACCGTCGGCGTGCGCGGCAAGCGCAACGTGCGCTCGTTCCACATCCCGCACATCCCGCACGATGACGTCGTGTTGCCCGAGGAAGTCCAGGGCATCCGCACCTTCGGCTCGGAGACGGAACTGCAGACGGTGGCGGGCGTGATGGCGCAGCACCTGCAGACGATGCGCAACAAGCACGCGATCACCCTGGAGCACCTGCGCTTCGGTGCGCTCAAGGGGCTGATCCTCGATGCCGACGGCAGCGTGATCTACAACCTCTTCACCGAGTTCGGCATCACGCCGCAGACCTTCGCTTGGGACATCGCCGCGCACGACAGCGCTTTCGACGTCGGCAAGGCCTGCCGCGACCTGCTTCGCTACGTCGAGGACAACCTGCAGGGCGAGCGGATGACCGGCATCCACGTTCTGGTCGGCAAGGACTTCTTCGAAGCGCTCACGACGCACGACGACGTCATCGCTGCCTACGAACGCTGGCAGGACGGCCAGGCGCTGCGCACGGATATGCGCTCCGGCTTCACCTTCTGCGGCATCACCTTCGAGGAGCATCGCGGCCGCGCGACCGCGCCCGGGGGCACCGTGCGCCGCTTCGTCGAGGAGGACGAGGGACACGCCTTCCCGCTGGGCACGATGGACACTTTCGCCACGTACTACGCGCCCGCCGACTTCAACGAGACGGCCAACACGATGGCGCTGCCGCTCTACGCGAAGCAGGAGCCGCGCAAGTTCGACCGGGGCACCGACCTGCACACGCAGGCCAATCCGCTGCCGCTGTGCCACCGACCGCAGCTGCTGGTGAAGCTGGAGATCGCGTGATGGGCCTCGTCGAACAGGTCTATGCCGCCGCCACCAACGCGGGCCTGCTGCGCGTTTGCCATTGGCAGCCTGCCGATGGCTCGCCGATGCAGACGCACGCGGTCGGCTTCGCCGCGCCGGACGACACCGTGTTCGATGGACTGGCCTCGACCACCGACCACCAGATGTCGTATCCGGCGTCGGTGTTCGTGGGTCTGGCCCCGCGCGACACGGTGGAGATCGGCAGCGTGACCTATCAGGTGCGCGACATCCGGGCCGTGGGCGACGGCTCGGAGATGCGCGCCAAGCTCACAAGGCTCTGACCCGTGTCCGGCAACTCGATCCGCGAACAGATTCTGCTCGCGGTGATGGCGGCCGTCCGCACGCCGGTGGAATCGCTCGGGGCCACGCTGCACCGCTCGCCCACGGTGGCCATCAGCCGGGAGCAATGCCCTGCGCTGGTGGTGTTCCCCGAGTCCGAATCCATCACCGAGCGCGCCAACGACCGCGTCACGCGTGAACTGATCGTGCGCATCGTCGCGCTGGCCCGTGCGGTGCCGCCCGCGATTCCGGAGACAGAAGCCGACCGGCTGCTGACCGCCGCTCACGCCGCGTTGCTGGCCGACCGGACTCTGGGTGGCTTGTGCCTTGGCATCCGCGAGCAGGAATGCGAATGGGACATCGAGGATGCCGACGCGGTGGCCGCCGCTATTCCCGCGCGCTACGCGATCACCTACCGGACGCTCGACACCGATCTTTCAACCAACGGATGACACCCATGACCTCACTCGTTTTGATCCGCCCACACACCCACGCGGGCAAGCCGCTCCAGCCGGGCGAACGTCTCGATGTGGATGGCAGCACCGCCGACTGGCTCATCGCCTATGGCATCGCCCGCCACGACCGCCAGCCCGCACCCGTGCCGCAGCCGGAAGGCGACAGCGCTCCCATCGAAGCCAAACCCACTCCCACCCAACGCAAGGAATCCAAATCATGAGCACCTACGCCAGTTTTCAGGGCCGCGTCTTCCTCGGCAAGCGCGATATCGACGGCCTGCCCATCGAAGTGCGCTCGCCCGGCAACGTCGCCGAGCTGAAGCTCTCGCTCAAGACCGACGTGCTGGAGCACTACGAGAGCCAGACGGGCCAGCGCTCGCTCGACCACCGGATGGTCAAGCAGAAATCGGCCACCGTGAACCTCACCATCGAGGAGTTCACAAAAGAAAACCTCGCCCTGGCGCTGTACGGCAACCACGTCACCGGCAGCACCGGCACGGTGACCGCCGAACCCATCGGCGGTGCTGCGCCCGTGGTCGGCGACCGCTACTTCTTCGCCCACCCGAAGGTGTCGGCGCTGGTGGTGACCGACTCGGCGGGCACGCCCGCGACGCTGACCGCAGGCACGCACTACACGGCAGACACCGACTTCGGTGCCCTCCAGTTTCTGGATACCACCGGCTTCACCGCGCCGTTCAAGGCGGCCTACAGCTACGGCGTCGCCACCGAGATCGGCATCTTCACGCAGGCGCTGCCCGAGCGGTTCCTGCGCCTGGAAGGCGTCAACACCGCGCAGGGCAACGCCAAGGTGCTGGTCGAGCTGTACCGCGTCGCCTTCGACCCCTTGAAGGAAATCTCTTTCATCTCGGACGAATACAACAAGTTCGAGCTGGAAGGCTCGCTGCTGGCCGACACCACCAAACCCTATGACGCGATGCTCGGCCAGTTCGGCCGCATCGTGCAACTGTGATGGGGGCTGGCATGAGCGTTCTGGAAGCCCTCATCCCGCAGGCGGTGGAGCTGGTCATCGACGGCGAGCCGCTGGCGATCAAGCCGCTCAAGGTCGGCCAGATACCCGCCTTCCTGCGCGCCATCACGCCGGTGATGCAGCAGATCGGCGGCGATGGCATCGACTGGCTGGCGCTGTTCGGGCAGCAGGGCGACGACCTGCTGACGGCGGTGTCGATTGCCGTCGGCAAACCGCGCGCGTGGGTCGACGAGCTGGCCGCCGACGAAGCCATCCTGCTCGCGGCCAAGGTGATCGAGGTCAACGCCGATTTTTTTACCCGGACGGTGATGCCCCGGCTCGACGGCCTGATCGCGCGGACGGGCGCGACGGTAGCAATGGCCACGGGTGGTTCGACACCGTCCAGCACCTGATCGCCCACGGCCACCGATTGCCGGACATCCTCGACTACACCTTGGCGCAGGTGCGCGGCTTCGCCGCCGCCACCGCGCGTGAGGATGCCGCACGCGATGCGCGGCTGCTCTCGCTGATCGCCATCGGCGCACGGGGCGAGGCCCGCCACCTCGACCAGACCCTCGACAGGCTCCAAGACCATGCGCATCTCGGTTCGCATCGATAGCAAGGCCGCGCAGGCGCAGTTGCGCCGCTGGGGCGGCGAGTTCCGCGACAAGGTCAAGCAGGCGGTCGCGCGCGGCATTGCCAGCGAGGCCGCCGAGCTCAAGCAGGACGTGCGCAGCCACGTCGCAGGCCAGATGGCGGTGGTCAAGAAATCCTTCGTCAAAGGTTTCACCGCCAAGGTGCTCGACAAGGATCGGAGTCGGCTGCCCGCGCTCTACGTCGGCTCGCGCATCCCGTGGTCGGGCATCCACGAGCGTGGCGGCGTGATTGGTGGCCGGATGCTGATCCCGCTGCACGGGCGCGTGGGCCGCAAACGCTTCAAGGCGCAGATCGCCGAGCTGATGCGCGGCGGCAATGCCTATTTCATCAAGAACGCCAAGGGGAACATCGTGCTGATGGCCGAGAACATCAAGGAACACGACCGGCCACTGTCGGGCTTCAAGCGTCGCTACCGCAAGGCCGAGGGCGTCAAGCGGCTCAAGCGCGGCGCGGACGTGCCCATCGCCGTGCTGGTGCCGCGCGTGCAGCTCAAGAAGCGCTTGAACGTCGAACGCATCGTCGCCGCTCGCATCCCGCGCCTCTCCGCGCGCATCGAGAAGCAGTTGCGGCTGGTGGACTGAAATGGCGAACCGCATTTCCATCCTCGTCGCGCTCGAAGGGGCCGACGAAGGGCTCAAGCGCGCCATCACCTCGGCCGAGCGCAGCCTCGGCGGGTTCGGCTCCAGCGCCAAGAGCGCAGGCGACAAGGCCGCCGCCGGGATGGCCGAGGTGAAGGCCGGGATGAACGCCTTCGGCGATCAGGTCGTCAAGGCCAAGACGCAGTTGCTGGCCTTCCTCACCCTCAACTGGGCGGCGGGCAAGGTGCAGGAGATAGTCCAGATCGCCGACGCCTGGAACATGATGTCCGCGCGCCTTAAGCTCGCCACCGCAGGCCATCGCGAATACACGGT